CGGTAGTGCTCCATGATCCCGTCCCACCCCATCGAGATGTATATCTCGCGGAAGTCACGCGGGCAGGGCCGGCGAGGACGGATCAAGCCGGTGTCATGCATCCGGCCATCGGGGCGGCGTTTCTCGATGGTCATGAGCACTGGCTCCTCCTCGCTTCGATGTCGTTGATCAGGTCTGCAGCCAACTGGTTCGGCACGCGGCCTCGGAACTCGGGCCAGCGTGTGCGCATGGTGGCGACTGTCTCGGTTTCGGCTGCTGACCAGAACTCGGCGAGGGCTTCGAGGTCGGTGACTTCGTGGTCTACCAGACCGGTGTAGTAGGCGTCGGGGTCGAGCCAGAGCGCTTCTTCGACCACCCCATCAGGACTGCCCGGGACGGGTGGGACAACGGGACAACCCCTAAAGGGTGTTGTCCCACTTGTCCCATTGTCCCGCCCTTGTCCCATTTTTTGTCCCAGTGATTTGTCCCGGTTATGAAAACCGCAGAAATCCGCCATTTCTTTTGTCCCGGTTTTTGTCCCGGAGTTGTCCCGGTAGCGGGACAAACTCTCGTCCCGGGACGGGGTAAAAATGGGGTGATTTGTCCCGCTCAATTGACCCATATCCACTCGCCCCAAGTGCCAATGATGCCCGCCGATTTGAGGTCTTTCAGAGCGCGATTTGCGTTGCGGCGAGCGTTGTCCCGGCGCTTGTCCTCGTCGCCGTCCTCAAGCGCGTAGAACTCGTTCTTGAGCCGGTCAGAGACGACACCGGCATGTGCAGCCTTCCACGTCTTGAAGCGGTTGATGCTGTCGACCGGGATGTCTGCGCTGGGCTCGACACCGGACTTCGAGATAACCTCCTCGATCGCACTCAGCGCCGTCCTCTTGTGCCCCGAGAGCTTAGCCTTGCGCCGCTCTGTCGGATCCAGCTGCTCGGGCTGCATCGCGCCCTCAGCGATGCTGGTGACGCAGGTGCTGATCTCCTTCCCGCGCTTATCCTCGCCAATGACGACCCGCTCCAACTTGAAGCGGACGACGACGTTATCTTCGCCATCCTTCTGCTTGAGGGTGGTTGCCGTCTTGATGTCTCCGGCTTCGACGAGGATCATCGTCTCGATGCCGCCACGCAGGGAGGAATGTCCGCGAAGATCGCGGCTTTCGCTATCCTTGGGGCGGTGGTGCACGACGATGGTCAGGCAATCGAAGGCCGAGGAGACGCGCTGGCAGTTGGCGACGTAGCCCGCCATGTCATCGGTGTTTTCCTTGCCGGCACCGAACGTCTTCGAGAGTGTGTCGATGACGAGCATCGCCAAAGGTACACCGGCTTGGTCGGCTACATGTTGGATGGTATCCATCAGTGCCCGCAGATCACCATCTGGCGATTGCAGATCGATCGGGGTCGGGATGAACACAAACGGCGCATCCGGCGCGATCTTGCCATCGCGTTGCATGGCATAGAGGCGGTTGCGAAAGCCGGTCTGACCCTCGGCGACGACGTAGACCACGAGGCCTTGCTCTGTATGCCTGCCTGCCCATGACTGCCCCGCAGCGACGTGTGCGGCCATGTCGAGCACAAGGAACGACTTGCCGCAGCCTGGGTGGCCATAGACGGCCGCGATGCCGGTCTTGGGAAGCCAGTCCTCAATCAGCCAAAGGCCGTCGAGAACCGGTGCTGTTTGGCCAGCCCACTCGAAGGGGAGCGTCTTGGCTGCCTGCGGCTCCGGCACATCGACCATGGGCTCGCCCACTTCGCTGCCAGCCCAGTCAGGCTCTTCCTCGTAATCGGGAATATCGTTCATCCATTGGGGCGGCTCGGCATGGAACTGCGCAGGATAGGTCACATTATCCACGCGGCGTTCTCGGCCCAGCTGGCGCAGTGCATCCTTGCGATCGCCGCCGTGCTTGTAATGCACCCACAAATCGAAGGCATCGCCCCAGCATCCGGTCGGATGCGCATTGCCAAGCCCGCTGCTTGCATCACTGGCGGAAAGGCTGAACCACTTCGCGCCCATGACGCGGGTCGCGTAAGTTTCGCCGGTTTGTTGAGGTGACCGCCAATCCTCGTCATGGCGAGGTGACTGCTCGTAGCCGCACATCTGCAGCACATCGGAAATGCTGTTCGAGGCATTGAAGTCGTCGATCAGCGATGCGCCATCGCCCTGCGGCTTGGTTGCGCGCCGACGTTCTGCCTCGCGCCTGAGCTTCTCGCGCTCCTGCTCGTCAATTGCGCGCTGCCGGCGCAGGGCAGTAATGCCAGCGGAGAGGGGGCCGGAATCCAAAGGCAGGCCGGGGCACGCCAGCGATGTTGCATGGCGCTCAAAGTAAAGCGGCTTTCCGTCCTCGCCGCGCAACGCGGTGCCCGACTTATGCATGGCGGGAACGTTGGGCAGGTAAACAGGCTGACCCGCACGAGCGAGTGCGTGATCCATCTCGATGCCACGCGCTTCCATGAACGCGAAGAACGAGATCTGCGCGTCATACCATGTGTCGAAAGGTACGGCCTGCTCGAGCGGGAGGATGATGCGCCAGCGCTGATCGCCGGGCCGCGAATGAGCCGACGAATAGACGAGCCAGGCAGAGCCTTGCGTGAATGCTTCGACCGCATCCTCGATGACCGTCGCGTCATGGTTCCCGCCGTCGACGTCGCCGGTGAGGGCGATAAATGACCCGCGCTCGCGCTGCGCCTTGTGGTTGCGCGCGTCGAAGTCAGCATAGGTCGACGGGATCATTGCAAGGCCGGATGCCTTTGCCTTGTCCCCGGGCTCGAGTGACCACAACGCCCCGAGCGTCTGCGTAGGGTAATCTTCTCCGGTCGTGATGCGGCTATCGGCAGCGCCACGGAAATAGGCGAACCGATGACCGTGCCAAGGCTGCAGCGCTGTGTCGGGCTGCGTGCTCATGCGCTGACGAGCCCCCACAATACGATCATGTCCTCGGTTGCCTCGTCATCGAGAAACCCACATTCGCGGGCGAGCATGATGCGCTCCTTGCGTTCGCTGTCTGAAATGCCGCGCGCCTTGATCGCCGCCATGATGATGCGCTGCGTAAAGTCGGCCCAGAATGGGCTTGGCGTCGGGTGTGCGATGGGATCGACGATCACGCTGCGATCCTCCCGATCGAGGGCATGCCCTGCTGCACCAGCCACTCGAAGGCGAGTTCAGGCGTGAAGAAGCAAGCGACGGGGAAGCCCTGCCGGAACAGCTTGTTGCACTGGTCGATCTGCGCCTGGCTGAGTTCTCCAGCGCGACCGGCGGCGGTATAGCCCTTCATCTCGACGAAGGCCTGACCACGCACACCCCAGGTCACGGTGTAATCGGGATATCCGGCCACCACGCCCATGGCCTTCGCCTTGATGTGGTTGTGTTTGCCCTCGTTTTTCGAGTGCTGAATGGTCGCCTGTGGGGCGAGCTGGTGAATGAGCTTCACCAGCGTCTTGCAGCGCAGGTCCTCACCGAGAACGCGATTGCCGTCCGGTTTCTGGACGAAGAACAGCGGCTCTTCGCGCAATGAGGCTTCTAGGTCAGCCCACATGACGCACCTCGCGTTCGCGACGTGCCTCTACAGTCTCGCGAAGCTTGGTCAGTAGCTGGTCGAAGTCACGTGTACCGCGGCGCGCGTGGCTCGCCGTGATGCTATCGAGCATTGCGTCGGTCAGCGTCTGCAGAGGCGCGGTCGAGGCCTTCGCGAAGGCGGCGCTGGTGTTGTCGCGCTTCGTGACGTTCTCGCGGCTGCGGGGATAACTCGCGCCGGGCTTCATGCGGCCACCTGCAGGCAGTCCGTGATCCTGCTCCTGACCATTTCGCCGTTCGAGCGCACCTGAAGCTCGATACTTTCGACGAGCTTGCGATACGTATCCGACGTTTCCAGCAAACCTGCCGCGACATCGCACCCATAGATGACGGTGGAATGGTCTCTGCCCCCGAACACACGCCCAATTTGCGGGTACGAGTAGTACGGCATGCAAATGTGGTACACGGCGGCGCGGACGCGGCAGTGATACTTCCCCCGACGGCCGTGAAGCAGGGTGTCGAGTGGTATCTTGGTGATGCTGGATGCTGCCCGCGCGACATCGCGGATAAGGAATGGCTTCAAGTCGCGCGTGGTCGGCGGTTTGGGCTTAGCTACCCTTTGGACGATGCGGTTGCGCTGACGTTCTGCTGTTTGCTCGCGGGTGAGCACTACCCCGAGGCGAACGCGACGTGTCCTGATTTGATTAGGGGAGTAGCCATACTTTGCGGCGAGTTCGGCGTCGGTCATGCCATCGCGGAATTGCTCGCAGATGGCATCATTCAGGCCGAAGGGGATGGCTTTGATGCTCACGCCGCACCCCCTGCGCTCGACAAGGGCAAGAAGGTCGCGACCAGTTGGTCGGCAGCGTCCCGAACCGAAGGCATTTCGGTGTGATCGAAGCGGCCATCGGCAGCTGCGCTCGCAATCGTCGCCATGTGGGGCAGAGCGCTGGCGACGATGCGGTGTGCATCAACTTCATCAGCTTCCATGCGGCGCGTAGTGTAATGGATGGCACCGACCAGGGCGGCCACACAATCATCGCCCAGCGTGTAAGCGAGATTGAAGGCGTCTTCGCAGGTAACGCGGCGCTGCTTCGCTTTGTCGGTCGCGTTGATCTGATCGATCTGCGAAAGCTCGACGCCGCTCTCCTTGCAAAGCGAGGCGCGGGAAAACTCGCGACGATCGAATGCGCGCTTGATGTGGCGGCGCAGAACGTTCCGAATATGTTCGTCCGACGTGATGCCGCCGTTTTGGACAGAAGGGCTATCAGGCATCTGCTATCTCACCATTATGAAGAGAGTTGATCAGAACCGGAGCGGCACCCGCGCAATGACCAGCGAGGAGCGTGTGGAGACCGCCCTCCGCCTTGCGCGGGGCCGCTCCGGTGATCTCGTTGCCATCCATGAGCGCGCCAAAATGCGAACCGGCTGCCCCGCACGCGCTTGCAAACCTTCGGGCTGGATGACCTTCGTTCCCGTCGAGACAGTCGGGAATTGGAAAGGGCGGGACCGGTGTCTTGGTGATGTTGGAAAGAGAAACGGCGCAGTAATTGAGGATCGCCCGCGCGTGAGCGCGATTAAGGTGGTGGCGACCGTAGTTCACTGGCCGCTCCGGATGGCTTCAAGCCAGCTCGCGCGGAGATCGCGAAACATCGACCAGACCGAGCGGCCGGCGATGACGCAGCCGACGATTGGGGCGGCGATGGCGCCGGCAGCGAGCCATATGATCAGGCACATCATAATTCCCCTCCCGATGGGTGGTGGTCAGGCGGCTTGTTTGGGAGTGGCGATTCCAAAGAAATCGTTGGCAGTGACTGCTCCGCTGGTGGCGTCGGCAATCAGCGGCATGGTGGACTTGTCGGGGATGCGCTCACCCGACGCGTACCGACGCACGGCCTCCGCAGTCCGGCCAATGCGCGCGGCAAATTCAGCCACCGCCACATCGTGCTCAGACAGCCATTCCTTGAGTGTCATCACGTGATCTCCTTACAACACCATAATGGTGTTTCAGAGGCGGTGTTGTCAACACCAAATTGGCCTATGGTTCACCAGCACCAAAACGGTGCACGTGGCACCATGGCTAGCGTCAACAATATCCAGCTGTTTCGGGAGGCTCGCGGTTGGAGTCGCCCCGTCCTCGCGCAGAAGATGGGCACAACACCGCAGCAGATTGAGCGACTAGAAAAAGGCCAGCGCACTCTGCGACAAGAGTGGATCGACAAGGCGGCAAGCGCTTTCGAGGTCGATCCGGCGCAGATCATCACACCACAAGAGGGTGAGCTGCCGGCAAAGTCAGTGCCAGCTAGGCGCGAGCATTCCATCGAGGATCTCGCTGCTGAGCATGGTTGGGTTTTGATCGACGAGATTGACCTGTCGCTTGGCATGGGTGCCACGTTTTTGGATTCGGACCGCGCCCCTGAGCGCCTTGGCCTTGTCCCTTTCGCCGCTGACTGGATCAGCGACATGTATCGGGGCTCAATCACCCATCTGAAGGTCGTTCGAGGCCGTGGCGACAGCATGGAACCAACGATCCGAGACGGCGATTTTGTGTTGATCGACACGTCGCGCCGGCGCCTTGATGAGCAGGACGTGGTCTGGGCCGTCAGCTACGGCGAACTAGGTATGATCCGCAGGCTGCGGCAAATGCCTGGTGGCGGTGTTCAGCTTATGCCAGACAATTCCGTTGTGCGACCGACCGAGGCCTATGATGGTGAAATGCACATCATGGGCCGCGTGATCTGGATTGGGAGACGGATGTGACCGCTTTGACGACCGAAGAACTGATGTTGATCGAACAGCGCGTAACGAATGCCAAGAAGAGTACGGGCGCAGCCTACTTGCTTTGGTTCTTCCTGTGGTTTCTCAGCGGACACCGTTTTTATCTCGGCAGAACGGGGACAGCATTCCTACAGATCGCCAGCTATTTCGTACTGGTGGGCTTCATCTGGATTGTAGTCGACGCGTTCCTGATTCCCGGAATGATCTGCGAGAGCAATGACCGTGAGCGCGATCGGCTGATTGCTGCGATGCGGAGCCACAAGTCGGTCGAATAGACGACCCCTAAGAAATGAGGATAAGGCCCGCTTCGGCGGGCTTTTTCGTGCCCCAGAAGTTTTCTGGTGTTGTAACACCATAACGGTGTTGACACCGCAGCACCAATATGGTGTTATGCCTCCAACAGCCCACCAGCTGATTGGAGCCTTCCATGACCGCCCACACCCATATCAGCCTACCGTGGAACTTCCGTAGCGAAGTCCAGCACTGCGACACGTGCAACAGCACTGGCCGCGTTGCCAGCCACGCCCGTCCCAGCGTGTGGGATCCGTACCCCGAAACCAAGTGCAATGACTGCGGTGGCCGTGAAGGCGCCGCACCCTGCACCGTGTGCGGGTCTGAGGTTTACGTGCCGGGCTACGATTGTTTCGTTTGCCAGGCAGTTGATGAACTTCCTCGCGATGCTCTTCCTGAGAGCGCCGCACTGGTTCGGGCGATTGAAACGGCGGTCCATACTCGCCTGCTGAGCCTGACGGATCGGAGGGCTGCATGATGGCTCAGTACAGCCCGCGCCGCGATCTGATCGCATGCCTCGCAGTGCTGGCGCCGGTCATGGCGGTCTTCACTGCGATCTGGATCGTGTTGCCGTGATGTTCCGCATCCTCAACCGCCGCCCCGCCTCGGCCACCACCATCCTGCCGATGTCAAAGGAAGACGCCCGCTTCTGGGCCCTCTTGCGCACTCGGCGGAACAGCAACCCCGCCAACGGAAAGGACGCCGCGTGAACGCCGTCACCAAGATCGAAGCCGCGCCTACGCACATCGCCACGGTTGTCGAGCAGACGCCTGTTGTGGTGCTCACCGATAAGGCCCAGCGCGAAAGCTTCTATGAGCACATCCAGCGCGAGGTCGACGCCTTCGAGCCGGACACCAGCACGGAGAAGGGGCGCAAGGCGATCAAGTCGCTCGCCTATAAGATCGTGCGCACCAAGACCGCGATCGACGACGCCGGCAAGCAGCTGAACGAAGAGGCGAGGGCGCGCATTAACGCCGTCGATGCCGAGCGCCGTGCGGTCAAGGAGAAGCTGACCGCGCTGGCCAATGAGGTCCGCCGCCCTCTGACCGAGTGGGAAGTGGCTGAGGATAAGCGCATCGAGGAATGCCGCGCTGTTATCGACCGCATCAAGGCCGCTGCTGTCGTCACGATCGAGGACACCGCCGCGACCGTCCGTGCCCGTGGCGGCGAGGTCTGGAATACCGCGCTGGATGCCGACAAGTTCGGCGACATGCTGGCCGAGGCCGCTGCTGCCAAGGACATGGCGGTGTCGGCGCTCAAGTCGGCATTGGCACGGCTGACCAAGGAAGAGGCCGACAAGGCGGAACTTGAGCGTCTGCGCGCTGAGGCGGCTGAGCGTGAGGAACGTGACCGGATTGAGCGTGAGGCTCGGGAGGCGGAGCAGCGCCGTTTGGCCGAAGAAAAGGCAGCCGAGGAGAGGCGCATCGCCGACGAGCGCGCTGCCGAGGATCGCCGGATCGCAGCCGAGAAGGCAGAGGCCGAACGCATCGAGCGCGCCAAGCAGGAAGCCGCAGCCGCTGCCGAACGCGCCGCACAGGAAGAGCAGGCCAAGCGCGACCGCGAACACGCCGAGCAGCTGGCCGCCGAACGTCGCCGCGCAGAGGAAGCAGAGCGGGCTGCACAGGCTGAGCGCGATCGTATCGCTGCCGAGGAAGCTGCGCGTCAGGCTGAGGCCAAGCGTCTCGCCGACGAGCAGGCAGCGCGTGAAGCTGACCAGGCGCACCGCAGCGCAGTCATGAAGGGCGCCAAGGAGGCGATCATGACCTGCGGCGTCGACGAGGACACCGCCAAGAAGATCGTCCTGCTGATCCGCAGCGGCGAAGTCCCCAACGTCAGCCTGAGGTTTTGACCATGACCGACAACCCTTTCGATCTCGACTACC